ACTGGTTACCGGAGCCCGTCGCCGGCCCTCGAGGACGCCCCCGACCCCTTCCCCTTTTCCCCCACGTTCCGGGGCGCAGCCCGGAAAATAGAGCTGCGCCCCGGCCGGCTCGAGGTCGACCCAGGTCGGCTCCTGGCACGCTCGCCGGCTCCGAGTTCCGTCCCTGGGAACGATCCTACGAACCGGACCGGGGGACCCCCAGCCCCCCACCGCCTCCCGTTGGGATAAGTATTATTGTTCTATTCCCGGTGCGTGCAACGATATTACTTGGTGGGGGGTGCCCGTACTTCGGCGGGGGATGCGGGTGTGGGGTATCCGCGCTGTATGCTTCGGTACCTGGTACCGTAGTGGGGGTGGGGGGGTGCGCTTGAGGCGCACCCCCCCACCCCCACAATACCGTAGGGTTTGTCCCACTATTTCTTTTGGGACGCTCCAGGCAGGTGTATGGAGGTGCGTGGTGGCACAGAACGGTGGCGGTCGAGGTTGGAAGACGGATGAGGATTCGGGTGTGCAGACGATGCCGGATCGGTGGCGGTTGCTTCTGGATTGGGTGTTGGCGGGGCCGGAGCGTACACCGCCGACTCAGAAGGAGTGGGCGGCTGAGAATGGGATGCATGAGGATTCGATTCGTCGGATTAAGCGGGATGTGCGGTTTGTGCGTGAGTGGGACCGCCGGGCTGCTGAACTGAATGTTCATCCTGAGCGTACTCAGACGGTGATTGACGCGCTGTATGGCGCTGCCGCTGGTGGCGATGTGAAGGCTGCTTCGTTGTACCTTCAGTATGTCGAGAAGTTCACTCCGAAGCGTCGTGTGATCGTCGATGATGAGCGTGATGCTGCTGGTTTGTCGGATGCCGAGTTGGCTGATGAGTTGGAGTCCCTGGTGGCCGAGTTCCGAGATGTGCCGGTGTCTGATGGCTAGGGATGGTGTTGGTCGCAAGGGGGCCGTCGGGGCTGTCGGCGTTGGTCACCGTGATCGGTCGGTGCGTATTCAGCCTGGTTCGTTTACTATGGATCCCGGAATGCGCGCCCCGGACGAGTTTTCCGATATTACCTCTGAGGGGTATAACGAATGGGCGAAGCGTGCAGCCGAGCGTGGTGGCGCCAAGGAATACGCTACTTCTGTGGAGGAGGAGCAGGCCGATGAGTCGGCTGATACGTTGCGAAATAGAACCGCTTTGGCTTTATCGTTTTTGGCGGCCCGGCCGTGGGCTGGTCGTCCCGTAGCGTCTTCCGGTGCTGGGATGCATCCGTGGGAGCGGGTTACTGGATTTGCTAATAGCACACATGGCGGCGATTTGGCAGCGTTGTTATTGGCGATGTCGACCAAGGAAGGTAGGCGAAGGCTTCAGGATCCGCCCGTGCTTGATTGGATGGGTAGCGCGTGGGGTTGGTTGAGTTCGGGTACGGAGGCGGGCCGAGAGGCGCGGGAAGAAAAACGGTTGGCAGATTTAAGGCAGGCGTCTAATGGGGATTGATGTTGTTTCTCAGCATGGGCCGAATCCGCAGTCGAGGACGGCTGACAGGTCTGTGTCGTTGCCTGATGCGCGGGAGACTGCTGCGGAGATGATGGGGAGTGTGACGAGTATCAGGTTGCAGCGTCTGCGTGCCCGTCATGCTGATTTGCAGAAAAGGCATGGGGATCGGTTGAGGGATACTTCTGCGCCGTATGACCAGGCGTTGGAGCAGGTGGTTGAAGAGTTGGCTGAGATCGAGGCGGAGATTCGGGAGTTGGATCCGCCTGATGATCCTCCGCCGCCGCCTCTGGTTCAGACTTGGGATTTGGATGATCCGGCGCAGCGTAAGGCGGCGATTGAGAAGTGGGGTGGCCGGCATTTGGATCCGGTGCCTGATCTTCCGCCTGGTACGTCTGCGATGGCGGGTGAGCCGCCCAGGACGGGGCGGGCGCATCCTGAGCGCCCGCCGGCACCGTATGAGCCTGGCCCTGAGATTTCTGAGGAAGATCGGAAACGTGGCAAGGAGGAGATCGAGAAGATCCGTAAGGAGTATGATTTTTTGAATCCTGAGTCGAGGATGGATGCCTCGATTTTGCCGGAGATGTTGGCTCAGGGTACAGCGCAGGAAAGCGAAGGCTATTTTGGTGGGCTTGGCAATCTGGTGGAAAGTGTTGTTGAGGCTGTGCCTGGTATCGACACGAAGACGGCGATAATGATTGCGACGGCGATTGCTGCCGCTACTGCCGCTGGAACCGGGTTTGGTGGCCCTCTGGTGCCACCGATTTTGGCTGGTGGCGCCTTGTTGTCGTCGCAGTGATTTCCTCAGGCCGCAAGCGTATGCTTGCTGATTTGCGGGCCGAGCGGTCGGCGGAGCGCGCTAAGGTACGTCGTGAAGTGTTCGAGATGCATTCGAAGGGATTGCCGTGTTGGGCGGGAAAGTGTTGCCAGGAGATGAGGACCAGGTCTGGCGTGAAGAAGCGTTTGGGGAACGACCTGTTCTAGGTCCGTGGGGGGATCCGTTTCATGGGCCTGGTGCCGATGAGCCGTTGGAATGTGGTTTGGAGAATCCCGAATCATGCGACGCGTGCCAGTAGTTCATGTTGTTGCGATCGTAGGGATCGCTGCCGGGGTCTTTGCGTGCGCTATGATTGTGCTTGCTGCGGGAAGGCTCTTGCAGGATCTGTTCCGACTCTAGGGAGGCGTTGTGGGCCGTTCGTTTGACCAGTGGATGACAGAGGGCATTAATCGGGGGTTTTGTGGGCCGCCGGTCTGTGCATTGCATGACGGCATTCCAACTACCGAGGAGGAAGATGCTGCTTTGTGGGATGGGGAGGAACCGTGTCATCATGTGGTTCGGATGTATCCCGATGCAGAGGTCAGGTTCGAAGTTGAGAAAAACCATCCTCCGTCGATTTGGCGCAACACCTGGACTCCAAAGCGTCTGGTGGATATACCCGAGTTGAGAGATGCGATTGAGGACTGAGTGTCGCGGTTGACGGAACTCCGCCAGGAGGCGGAGTGGCGACGCTGCGTGAGGGACGAATCGTACTTTCTGCGAAAGTATTGGAACATCGCCCATCCTGCCTACGGCAGGATCCTGTTTGATCTGAGGGCTGCTCAGACTTTCGCTTTGGGGCATTGGGGCGACAACCGTTATTCTTTGACGTTGAAGGCCCGCCAGATCGGGTGGACGACCCTGGTGGCGGCTCACCAGTTCTGGTTGGCGTTTTTTCATGCAGATCAGAACATCATTGATTTGTCTCGCACGGAGCGTGAGGCGGTGTTGTTGTTGCGTAAGACGAAGTACGGGTTTTCTCATTTGCCGTTGTGGATGGTGGATCGTGGCCCGAAGTCTCTGGTCGAGCATCAGCAGCGTATGCTTTTCGACAACGGGTCGCAGGTTACGTCGATGCCGTCGGCGTCTGATCCTGCGCGTGGCGAGTCCGCCACGCTGATCGTTGTCGACGAGTGGGCGTTTTTGCCGAACCCGGAGGAGGCGTGGGCGTCGATTGAACCGGTTGCGGATGTGGGTGGCCGTATCATTGGTTTGTCGACTGCGAATGGTTCCGGCAACTTTTTTCATAATCTGTGGGTTGGCGCTTCGGCGTCGAACAACAAGTTTGCTCCAATGTTTTTTCCGTGGTCTGCGACGGAGGATCGGGACGAATCGTGGTATGAGGAAAAGCGTCAGTCGATGTTGCCGTGGCAGTTGGCTCAGGAGTATCCGACGACACCGGAGGAAGCGTTTGTCCGGTCGGGTAACCCGGTGTTCGATTTGGATGTCCTGGATGCTTTGGCGGCGGGTTGCCGTCGAGGCCAGGTCGGGTATCTGCATTCTGTGATGCCGAGGGTTATGGAGTTCAGAACATGAATCTTGAAGTTTGGTCGCCGCCGGATTCGATGCACGGCTATGTGATGGGTGTTGACACGGCGGAGGGTTTGGGTCACGGCGACTATTCGTGTATCCAGGTGTTGGATTTGAATACAGGGGAGCAGGCTGCTATCTGGCATGGGCATATCGCTCCTGACGAGTTGGCGGCCGAAGTTTTCAATATCGGATTGTGGTATCGGGATGCGTTGTGTTGCGTCGAGTCGAACAATCATGGTTTGACGACGATCACGGTGTTGCGCCAGTTGGGGTATCCGCGCTTGTTTCGGAAGCGTACGTTGAACAGTGTGACAAACCGGGTGACGCAGGAGTATGGTTGGAAGACGACGCGTACGTCGAAGCCGTTGATGATCGATGATTTGGCAACGGCGTTGAAGAACGACGAGTTGGGGTTGAGGGATCGGAACACTTTGGCGGAGTTGCGGACTTTCACCCGCAACGAGAAGGGTTCGATGTCGGGTTCGCCGTTCGATGACCGGGTGATGGCGTTGGCGTTGGCGAATCAGATGCGAAAGTTTGCGTATGCCCCCGAGTACGTCGAGAAGGTCGACGACTATTGGACGATCGACTGGTGGAAGCGTCTGGCGTTGAGTGAGGATACGTCGGATGACCCGTTTCGGATCGGTCAGCATTCTGTCCGTGGGACACGTTGAACGAACTAATAGGCATGCTCGTTTCCTCCGAGAGGTAGTTATGGCAAAGAACTTTGTTTCGCACACCAATGGCACTGAGACAATCGACGGTCCCACAGGCAAGAACAACAAGATGAAGCGTGGGTCCAGTGTGTCTGCGAACCCGATTTGGGAGCCTGGTAGCCCCAACTCGCCCAAGCAGCGGTTCAGTAGCCCGAAGTTGAACAACCAGACTGGCGGTTACGGCCAGGTTTCTGTGCGTAACACGCCGTTCAATCAGCATGGAAAGACCGGCAAGGTTGAACCGGCAAGCCCGCAGCCGAAGTTGCGCGGCAGCAACGCCAAGTAATGGCGATCCTCCCCAGGGAGGCGTCTTACGAGCAGTTTTGTGTCTACGTTGTGGATCTCAAGGGTCCGAAGACTCAACAGGAGATGGATGAACTGTGGGAGTGGCGGCAGAAACTCTTGGGCATCAGAGTTGATACGGGACGCGGTGCGCGAGGGGTCTTTCCCCCTGATGAGCAGCATCTCACACGGGCGGAACGCGGCCGTAAAGCCGAACAGGAAGCGTTATCGCAGGGGCGCAACATTGAGAGGTTGCCCGACAAGGCGTACTTCTGATGGGTAACAAGACCAGGGCGGAACTGCATGAGCAGTATACGCGGCGTCTGGAGCGTACCCGTAGGTGGCGGGAGGAACAGGGGTACGACCGTACCTGGTGGCGTCTGATCGACCTGTATCGGGGTAAGCATTGGGCTGAAACGACGCGTAGCCGTTCTGATCTGATCGCTGTCAACCTGGCTTTCAGCACGATCAATGTGATCGCTCCTTCGGTCGCGGTGAACCATCCGAAGGTTGTGGTGTCTGCGAATGATGAGGGCAACTCTGATCGTGCCGCATTTGTGGAGGCTGTCGTCAATCATTTGTGGCGGCATCACGATTTCCGTAAGCCGTTCCGGCGTGCCGTGAAGGATTTCCTGATCTTCGGACACGGTTGGGTGAAGACCGGTTGGAAGTTCCTGGAGCAGGAGACTTCTTTGGCTGAGGCTGAACGGGATCTGCTGATGCAGCAGGCCCGCATGGAGGTCGACGAGTTCGCTGTCGAGTCTCCCGATTTGGCTGCGTCGTTGCCGACGGATGACGAGATCAACGCTAATCTGCCGGAAACGGCGATGATGGTGATTGAGGATCAGCCGTTCGTGGAGCGGATTTCACCGTTCGACATATTTGTTGATCCTGAGGCGACCTGCATGGATGATGCCAGGTGGATCGCTCAGAAGATTGTGCGACCGTTGGAGGAGGCTCAGAAGGATCAACGGTACAAGCCGTCGGTTCGGAAGCGTCTGGATGCGGATGCCGGCGTGAACCTCCAGTATGTTTCTCAGTACGAGAACGAGCGTGAGCGCGTTCTCGACGAGGACAGGGTCACTATCTGGGAGTTCTATGACATTGCGGATAACACGATGTCTGTGTTTTCTGAGAACAGCGATGGTTTCCTGGTTGATCCGGTGCCGATGCCGTATGCGTACGGGCAGCCGTTTGTGATGATTCGGAACTATGACATTCCTGATCTGTTCTATCCGATGGGTGATCTGGAATCGATCGAGTCTCTGCAACTGGAGTTGGATAAGACCCGTTCACAGTTGATGAACGATAGGAAGCGGTACGCCCGCAAGTACCTGTACCATGAGCGGTCGTTTGGGCCGGCAGGGCGTGAAGCCCTGGAATCTGATGAGGATGGCCGTCTGGTTCCAGTTCTCGACGAGAACAAGCCTTTGTCGGATGTTGTGATTCCAATGCCGCAGACACCGATTTCTCCAGAGATCTACAATTATTCGAACATCATCGAGAATGACATCAATACGGTGTCTGGCGTATCAGAGTATGCCAGGGGGGCGATGCCGGAGATTACGCGTACGGCTACTGAGGCCAGCATTATTGCTGATGCACAGAATGCGCGGGCTGCCGACAAGTTGGCGATCATCGAGATTTCGATTTCGGAGATTGCCCGACGGGTGATCCAGTTGATGCAGCAGTTCATGACTGGCGATCAGATGGCCCGTGTGTCGATGAAGGGCGGCGAATCCCTGTGGGTTCCGTATAGCCGTGACGACATTTTGGGTGAATACGATTTCGCCGTCGAGGCTGGTTCGACTCAGCCGATGAATGACACGATTCGTAAGCAGCAGGCTGTATCCTTGTTGAATGCGATTGCGCCGCTGGTGGGAACGGTCATAGATCCGGCGGCTCTTGCGATTCATGTGCTGGAGGAAGGTTTCGGCATCAAGGATCCGCAAAAGTTTATTATGGAACAGCAGCCGCCTCCGCCTCCTGGGGAAGTTCCGATGGAGGAAGAAGCGGCTCTGGCCGGCGGCCCCCTGCCGCCAGGGGGGCCACCCGTGCCTGAACCTCCCCCAGGCGCCGGTGTGCCCCCCGCTTTCGCACCTACGGGCGGTGTGCCGCCCGAGTTGATGGCTCAACTGGAGGGCCAGATGGGCTTGGAGTTGCCTTCTTTGGGTTGACCTGGGACAGACGTTGTTGTGTATTAGGAGCAACTACGGACTCCACGGGCTAGTGCCCACAAAACATAGAAGGAACGGAACCCATCGAGATGGACACTCCAGAATCTTCCAACGAGGTAGCGACGGAACCTGCCGGCTCGACATACACCGTGAAGGTGGATGGCGCAGAGTCGGAGGTCAGCCTAAGCGAACTTCAACAGGGATACCAGCGACAGGCGGATTACACCCGTAAGACGCAGGAGTTGGCATCCGAACGTCAGCGTTTGGAGCAGGCCGAAGCAATAGTTTCGGCTCTGGAAGCGGACCCCGAGGGTGCGCTTACTGCGTTGTCATCAGCGTTCGGCATTGCGGACAATCGGTCGACTTCTTCCACGGATGAGTGGGAGGATGAACCGGATCCGACAGAGGAACGCATCGCTTCTTTGGAAGCGACGATGGCTCAACAGGCGAGGGCGTCGAGACAGCAGGCGTTGGAAACAGAAGTTTCTACTCTCCAGGCGAAGTACGGCAACTTTGATGCGGATGCTCTTTACAGGCACGCATTGGCGAACCGTATCCCGAACCTGGAGGCGGCGTACGCTCACATGAACTTCGGATCTTTGGCGACTTATGCGGGAAAACTGCATGAGGAGCGGGAGATAACCGAAACCAAGCGGAACACCAAGGTGGAAACGGGAACTTCTCGACAGGCTGGTGTAGTAACCAGTACGGCAGCGGAGAAACCGATGTCGATTCGTGAAGCGTTTGCCAACGCCAAGAAAGAACACGGCACCTAGACCCAAGGGGTAAAGAATCATGGCGGCTGGTAACAGCAACTTTGACGAGATTCTTTCCACCACGCTCAAGAACTACGTCCCGAAACTCACTGATAACATTTTCAGTGCGCGGCCGTTGTTCTACGCTTTGACGAACGGTCAGACGATTCGTCGAATCAGTGGTGGTGCGAAGATCGTCGTCCCGCTCATTTACGGGACCAACTCAACGGCTGGTTCGTACTCAGGTACGGACACTATTTCCACGACGGCGCAGACGGGCATTAGCGCGGCTGAGTATTCGTGGAAGCAGTACGCGGCCACAGTCACGATCAACGGTATGGAGGAAGCCAAGAACAACGGCGAAGCCCAGATCATTGATCTTCTGGAAGGCAAGATCTTCCAGACCCAGGAAACCATTATCGAGAACATGAACACCATGTTCTTCGGCAACGGTACCGGCAACAGCAGCAAGGACTGGTTGGGGCTTTCGGCTCTGGTTGGTTCTACGGGTTCTCCCGGTGGCATCGACGCCACCGATTCGGATAACTCCTGGTGGCGGTCAGCGGTAACGAACCAGGGTTCGGCCGCTATTACTGTTGCCTCGATGGCGACCCTCTACAACAACTGTTCGGTCGGCAACGACCAGCCCACGATCATCATTTCGGGACAGAACCAGTACGAGGCTTACGAGGCTCTACTGGTCGGTCAGATCCGTTACACGGACACCGACATGGCTGACAAGGGTTTCCAGAACCTGTTGTTCAAGGGCGCACCGATGACTTTCGACGGCACTCTCGCCGGCGAAGGCAAACTCTACATGCTGAACACCAAATACATCCAGTTGGTGGCTCACAGCGACGTTTGGTTCAAGCCAACGCCGTTCGTGCGTCCCACCAACCAGGACGCGGTGTTCTCGCAGTTGCTTTGCTACGGCGAGTTGACCACAAGCAACCGCGCCCGCCAGGGCTACATGTACGGCATCACGCCGGCCTAGTAGTACCCGATGGGACGAGGATTCGCAGACGCATACAAAGTCGGGGTTCGACCGTATGGTCAACCTTCTGGCGACCATTACCGGGAAAGCACTCCGCGGCCTCAAACCGTGGGGCCATCCCGCAATGTTCATCAGATCGCCCCGATCGCAGACCCGAACCTTGTTCCGGCGGCACCCAAGTGCAGCGCGCTGACCCGCAGCGGGGATCCCTGTAAAGGGCGTCCTCCTGCGGGCAGCGACCTGTGCGTCTTCCATAGGGAGTAGCCGTGGACATTTCGACCATGCGGTCGTATGTCCGCTCTGTGGTGGACATCGATTCCACCGATATTTCCGACGATACCCTCAACCGTTTCCTGGGCGAAGGCTACGATGTCATCGTCTATTCGGAGAAGCGGTGGCCGTTCTTCGAGGTGTCGACCACGTTCGACACGGTAGCGTCGCAGAAGGACTATACGCTGGCGGTGATCGGCGCATCCGTGACGGGTGGTTTGCGTGAACTTGCCGCTCTCCGCACCGATGACCACGTTGCGACCTATGTGGGCCGCGACGAAGGCGATGTGGTCTATCCGTTGAATGTGACAGGCCAGGGGTCGCCCTGGTGGTGGTCATTTTGGGGTGACACGGTCCGCCTGTACCCTACGCCCACAAGCGCGGAAACGATCAATGTGCGCGGATACAAGAACCCGACTACTTTCGGGGCTGGCGTATCCGATGCTACGGAACCATCCGATCTACCCGATCCGTTCCATATCGTGATAGCGACATATGGGATTGCCCGTGCTTACGAGCAGCAGGAAGATCCCACGATGGCGACCCAGTATTTCCAGATTTTCAATCAGGAACTCGACAATCTGAAAGCACGCTACGACGACATGCCGGCGCCTCAGCCCGTGTTGTTGAACAGTCGCAGCGCCTCACGGTGGCGTTCCCAGGTCATCCTCCCAAACCGTATGCGCTATTCGTGGGAGTAATCGGTGGCTACGCGTAGTCAGTTCAAGTTAGAAACCCTCGAATCGTTCACCGGTGGACTGAACCTTCGTACCGACCAGTTCAACCTGGAAGACAACGAATCACCGGATCTTCTCAATGTTCTCGTAGATCCCCGTGGGGGGATCAGAATGCGCGACGGCGTCGATCGTCGCAACACGACGGCTCTGAGCGCCGACGTAAAGGGCATTTGGGCACTCCACACGGATAGCGGCACCAATCACCTGATGGTCAACTACGGGACCAAGGTCGCCTATTCGACTACGGCGAACTTCACGGATCTGACCGGAATCACGGCCCGCACCGACGGATCCAGGGTTTACGGGATGACCATGAACAATGTTGCCTACGGCGTGTCATACGACAAGGTGTCATTCAAGTGGGATGGTTCGTCTGCCGCCGACCTGGGTACGACTCTGGATGGTTCAGCCGGCAACTTCCCCCAGGCCCAGTACGTTGCGTTCTGGAACAACTTCGCGTGGGCCGCGTACACCTACGAATCAGCCACCGGTTACAAGTACCGGGTACGGTGGTCGAACGCCAATAATCCCGAAAGATGGGCAGCAACAGATTACGTCGACATCGACAAGGGTGAACACGGCGACTACATCACCGGTCTGTGCCCGATGGGTGATCGACTCCTGATATTCAAGTCGAACAGCGTCTACGCCATTTTCGGATTCGATTCGGATTCATTCCAGGTGGTCACGTTGACCGACAGCGTCGGATCTGTGCCGCTGTCACAACCCATCTCCACCCCTTACGGGGTGTTTTTCTGGTATGCCGACCAGGGCGTCTTCGCCTACAACAAGGAAAACTTTTCGTGGGTGTTCGACAAGATCGCTCCGGCGATCACTGATGGCCGCATCTCGTTCACCTCGAATCCGCAACTAGCGTGGGGTAACCAGAAAGCGTACGTCAGTGTCGATTGGACAGAGGAAGGTGCGACGACTCGACGGACGTTCATTTATGATCCGACTTTGGGACCAACGGGTGCCTGGGTGCTGACCGACATTGACGCCGGCCCACTGTATGCTTACCGGCCTCCTAACTCGTCACCGACCGTATTTGCTGGTTGTGTGGCGAATACGGGCGTTGTCGTCGATGTCGAGGATGAACAGAACCGCACCAGCGACAGGTACGCCAGTTCCACGGAAACCCACATTTCTTCCCATTTCTTCACGACCTGGATGACGGGAAAGAACCCGATCGTGAAGAAACGGTGGGGTCGACCTCGAATGGTTACCTCAGCCGAATCGACGATTACGCTTCCTGTCGACATCTACAAGGACTACGACAAGTCGGCTCAGACGACATCTTTCGATGTCGCTGTTGCCGGCAAGACTTCCACATCCAGGTGGGACACCGCCAAGTGGGATGACAGCGACGACAGTTCCGATTATGTGGCTAAGTGGGATGCGATTGCTCGTTCGTTGACTGCGGATGTCATCAATCTGCCGACTTTGGGAACAGCCAAGAGCATCAGCATGAAGGTGAGTGGGCCAACGTCGGATAATCATTGGGAAGTCAATGCATTGGCTTTCACCTATACTCCCAGGAGACTCAGGTAAATGGCGACACTTGCCGTCACAAACGACTTCTCAGCAGGAACAACGATTGTTGCTGCCGACATGAACCAGAACTTCACGGACATTGAAACATTCGTGAACTCGTCGCCTGGGCTTGTTCAGAACACCCTGGTCGACGCCAAAGGAGATATCCTCGCTGGTTCGGCCGATAATACGCTGGTTCGCGTCGGTGTCGGGGCGAATGGGACGTTCCTGGTAGCGGATTCAAGCGCAACCCCAGGGATTGCGTGGGTGACCACGGCCGTGGACGACAACATCATCGCAAACCAAGTTTTCTCATAGAGGAAAGGCACAATGGCAACGTATTCAAAAGAGTTCCTGTCGGGCAGCACAAACGGCAAGAACATTTCCATCACCTCGACTACAGCAGGATCGCCTGTAACGATCCATACCGTCGGTTCGGGTACTTCCAACAGGGACGAGATTTGGGTGTACGCCTGCAACACTTCCGCTTCAGCGGTCGTGTTGACCGTCCAGTTTGGTGGCACAACCGATCAGGACGACTACATCGAGTTGGAACTGGCAGCCGATTCAGGGATGACCCTGATTGTGCCGGGGTTCCTGCTGGACAACAGCCTGATCGTGAAGGCGCACGCTGCGACGGCGAACGTCATCAACGTCAACGGTTTCGTAAACCGCATCACCGCCTAGCAGATGTTCCGCCAGGACCGCACCAACCCGTCCACCGCCGTATCAAACTGGCGGGGGCGGCATGACACGCCGAAGGCGTGGCCTTCGACGGCTGTGTCTACTTGGCTGAACGGCGGCCTGTTTGGTCAACCAGAC